TTTGCCCACTCAGCCAACAAAAAATTTAAACTACGCCGCGCCGTTTTAAAATCGTAACCCGAGCGCAACTCTAAGCCGCAACGCTCAAACGCCTCTTCGAATATTTCGTTGAGGGTAGGATTAAAGGTAGTGGTAGCGGTCGTGTAGGACATTTTTATGCTTTTTAGTAACCGGGCGCGTATTTATTACGATACTGGCTAATTCTGTTCTGTAAATCTTGTAGCTGTTTATTCATACCAACATATTCTTCCGACTGATCCCATGCTGGTTGTTGCGGTTGTTGCTGTGGCTGCGGTGCATTAGGTGATGATTGCGGAAGTTGTTGCGCAGGCTGTGGCATACCTCTTAGCATATTACTTAATATTCCCAGCTGTTGCGATTGCGTCATTTGCGACTGTTGTTGTGGCTGTTGTGGTTGTTGCTGTGGCATATTGCCTATCATGGCTTCTTGGGCTTGGAAATTCTTAATAAACGCTTGTTCTTGCGGCGTCATTTGTGCCCCTTGCTGCGACTGTTGTGGCGCGCCATATCCAGAATCATCATTAGGGTCAAACATAGGTTGCTGCTGCCGTTGATAAGGGTTAAACATAGGTTGCTGCTGCCGTTGATAAGGGTTAAACATAGGTTGTTGCTGCTGGCCATACCCACCCATACCGCCATAACCACCGAAGCCGCCAAAACCACCGCCATAACCGCCCATACTACCGCCGTAACCCCCGCCGTAGCTACCACCACTAGATTGTTGTGGGTTAAAAGGAGATTGCTGTGGCTGATTATAACCACCGCCCCCACCAACGCCTACTCCACCGCCACCACCTGCCATTATTTTTTCCTCGCCGCAGCCATGTTATCTACCAAATTAGGGTAGGGTCTGCCCGCTGCTTTGGCTCTAGCTTTCGCTTTAGCTTTCTTAGCTGGCGTTAAATGAGTGCTGGTCTTGTTAGGGTTAGGCGTATCCCACACTTCCCCGCCTTCAGCGTATTGCGTGAAGTCAGTATCATCCCGACGCTTTTTCTTTTTAGCGCCGGGCATCTTGGAAGGGTTAATATCACCCATACCGCGCGAAGCCATCATTTCTTTTTAGCCTTTGCTTTGCCGCCTTTTTTCATCCCCATGCCACCCATAGCAGGACGTGCTGGGCCACTCATACCGCCTGTAGTGTTAGGGCGTGGAGGCATAGCAGGGAGCGCTGGGCCGCTCATAGGACGCTGTGGCATTGCGGCTTTAGCAGCAGAAACCATTTTGTCAGCCATTGCGGACTTTTGGGTTTTCATAGCTTGGGCTTTATCAGCCTCAGCGGATTGTCTAGCTGGAGCAGCTTTAGCAGCAGAAACCATTTTGTCAGCCATTGCGGACTTTTGAGCCGTAGATGCAGGCGCTGGTTTTTTACCCATACCACCCATTGCCATTTTTTTAGTAGCCATCATGCCCCCTTATTTTTTCTTAGCCTTAGCCATGCCACCGCCGCACATCTTATTGCCAGCCATGACGATTTGCTTACCTTTGGTTTTGCCTTTTTCAGCAACACCATCACGGCTAGGAGCCGCAGTACGAACTTTACCCATTGAACTAGCACCAACTGTGCCGCCTTTAGCGTATTTCATTTCTTTCTCCTCATGTTTAATCATGGATTTAGGAGCGCCTTTCTTTTTCATAAAAGACACTTCTTTCTTAACCATACCCTTTGACTCTTCTTTCATTTCACCACCCCCACTAAATTTTTTGCCTTTATCCGCTTTAGCGAACTCTTTACCCACGGACTGCTTAATACCAACTTTCTTAGCAAAAGAAGGGTTATGAGCAATCGCTTCCATAAAATTGTGTTGTTTTTTACTTACGCTTGGCATTATTTATACCCCATCATTATGCCACCTTGTGCGGCGTGTTGAGCATCTGGCGCTTGCTGCGGTTGTGGTGCTTGTTGCTGTCTAGCTTGAAGCATAGCTAATATCTGCGGGGGTATACCCTGCTGCTGGTACGGATTAAACGGACTCATTCTTTGTTGATGCATTTGTTGCTGCATGTACTGCATCTGCGCCATTTGCGCGGGAGACATTTGTTGAGCTTGGTCACCGCCAGCGCCTATCATCGTAGTCTGAGCTTGCTGACTATTAGGGCCTTGGAACATACCTACTGGGGCGGGCATGTTATGTGTCATTTGAAAATATGGCGACGCAAAATTTTGTTGCTGACGTTGCGCCATCTGCTGCCCATACTCTTGCTGGTGCTGCTGTAATTGCTGTTGTATCTGGGCTTGACGCTCCGCATTACGCTGCGCTTCAGCTTCTCTTGCCCGGTCTGCTTGCTCTTGGGCTTCTCTTTGCTGACGCTCAGTTTCTGCTTTAGCCGCCGCTTCCTCCGCTGCTTTTTGTTGGGCTGCTTGTTGCGCTGCTGCCGCTGCCGACGCTTTGCTTTGTTTAGTCGCGGGGGGCGTGTATGGGGTCGCGCGTGTAGCTAACGCTCCACTATTAGGATTCCCCATAGAACCCGCAAAAGGTACAGGTTTAGCGGGACCACTCATACCGCCAGTTGTGCTAGTAGGTTTAGCAGGAGCTTTAGCAGCCATAATTAGGCCCTCGTTTTTCCACGTACACAGCAGCCATCAGCACGGGCTGAAGCAGATTTAATAGAACCGCCTTTAGCTTTCTTTTTTGCAGGCTGACCCGGCTGACCCGGTTGTGCGGAACCCATGTCATCATTAACAGGCGGTTTTACACCTTCTCTAAAAACTTCAAGTAGTCTTCTACCTTTGTCGTTGCGTGGGGGCGCAACTATTTCTTTCGCCATTTCATCGCGTCTTTTACGCATGTCTTCGCGTTCTTCTGGCGTTAAAACTGATTCAACTGAATCTTTCTTAGTAGCCATTAGTAAATCTTCCCTTTAGTCTTACCACGCATAGCTATACCATCAGCGCGTTTAGATGCTGAAGAAACAGAACCGCCTTTTTTAAATGCGCTAAAAGCACTTGTCTTATCATACTCGCCATTTTTTGGCGCACGGCTTTTACGTTCTTCAGCTTTTTTATCGCTCTTATCACTCTTATAACTGTCAAGCATCTTCTGATACTTTTCATTAGTATCTTTGTAAGACTTATAACGATCATCTGAAGAAAGACCTTTTTTGCCTTCAGTAAAACCTTTACTTTGACTTTTACGCTCGGTTTCTAACTTTTTACGTTTGTCAGCGCCAGACTCTGTCGATTCAGACTTGCTTTCTTTATCTTTTTTATCACTCTTATAGCTATCAAGCATCTTCTGGTACTTAGCGTTATTCGCTTGGTACTCTTTATAACGGTCGGCTGAATAGCTACCAGAACTTGATTTATCTGCTGCTTTACTTTCTGTTTTACTTTCTGATTTTTTATCTTCTAAGATAGCTGGATAGCGATTAGATTTGTTATCTGCGGCTTTAGGCTCATCAACTTTCTTATCAGCTTTAGGAGCAGCGCTAGACGAAGAACCGCTAGAAGAACGCCCACTACCGCTAGAAGAACGCCCACTACCGCTAGAATCGCTTGAACGATTTCTTTTAGCTGGAGCAGGTGCCTCATCAGAAGCTTCAGGCATTGAGCCTTTGTATTCGTAGTTACCTTTAGGCATCATGCTAGTTTGTGCCCGTTCGCCACGATTAGATTTTTCTTCCGAGTCTTGCTCAGAAACTTTAGGTGCGGGTGTGGGCGTAGCTTTAGGCGTGGCTACACGCTCAACATCTGAATCAAAGTCGTAAGCTTCTTCATCTTTAGCTTTTGGCTTACCGCCAAACAAACTTCTTATACCGGACTTAACTTCGTCTAGCGTATATTCTTTTGTTTTAGGCATGTAGCGACCGTAGCCGCCATATCTATTATCTTCTTCAAATTCTTTATCAGTGCGCGTACGTACTACGCTACCTTCTTCGCCGGAAAATTTTTTAATCTTACGCTTCATGGCTTGTCCTTAAATAATTTGATTAACCCTTTAACGGTGTCGGTCTCAAGAATGCGGATACTCAACCAAATTATAGTAAGCAAACCGCCAACTAAAGCAACAATAGGTGGGAACCATGACATGAAGCCACTTACCCCAACAACGACAGCCGCGCCGTCAGTCATTACTTTGATGTCGTGATTATCCATGTCAACACTTCCATGCTCTAAGGGATTTATTAATACGGCTATTTGGGTCATTCGCCGTTTTGGGGGAAGTCAACTTTTTCTTCATTCCTGTCATGCGCGCGCAGAAGGAGTCCTTGCGGGAACCGCCCTCTGGTTGAGGGGCTTTTAACCCCGGTTTCCCGGGGTTTGCCTTATTGTAGGAAGCCCGACCTTTGGCGTTCAAACCGCCCTTCTCGGATTTGCCTTCCTTGCGCTGCCATGCTGGGGTCTTAGCCATAGAACACTGTTGCAACTGTAATGTTAGTCATATAGGCGTACGTAGATAATGCGCTACGAATACCTTCGCCGGGGAGCAAAAAGTAGTTCTGGTATGTATCACCAGCAACAGTCTCAAACGTAACCAACCAAGAAGCCAAAGCACCACTTACATAAGCACAAGCTGGAGAACCAGTAATGGTAAGTGAGTTTGGGCTAGTTACAGTAAAAGTATTGTCAGTTAACTTAGTAATTGTGTAATTACCGGGAAAACCAGCGCCGCCCGTACCGTCAGTAAAAGTAATGCCGACCCTATCACCCGTACTTAACCCATGAGAGGATTTTGTAACAGTAATAGTTGTCCCAGATTGCGCATAAGTCCCCGTCACCGGAGCAGTTGTTGTACTAAAAAAATCAATCTGCCCAGCGGAAGCAGAACCCCTAATAGAAATGGATTTAATCCGCGACGGTGACTGCGCAACAATAAAGCCACTTTGGTGTAAGTGACCACTTAAAACGTCTGTTTGCATGGTCATAACGACCTCCTATTAGACGTTCTGCTGACCAGCCAGCGGATCGACAACGAAGTAAGTGATGTAGCCACCGACAGTGCCGGAACCAGAAGTGTCAATCGTTACTGTAACGTAGCTCAACTCGGCTATAGCAGTCAAAGTCAAACCTGTAGTAACAACGCCAAGAGAAGCAACTGACAGGTTGTTAGCAATAGCAGCATTAGTAGCTGTACCGGAAGTTACGCCAAGAGTGTTCAAATCAACAGAGCCACTACCTGCGTCGTTAATAACTACGCCTGTAACAACAGCATTTGCTGGAAGAATTAGATAAGTAGTAAGCGCTGAAGAAGAAACAGCAACTTTAGTAGCGGAAGCAACAGAAGCATCAGCAATATAAAACTGAGCTGCCATCATGCCTGAACCGCAATACGACGTACGAGTTTGATCGCCGCCGCCCGAACGCCAAATACTTTGGGTAGTAGAAACTGCCATGATAAATTGTCCTCACATGCGAGTTAAGTGCGACGATATGCATGTAACAGGCCGGGGCCATTCGTACGCACCGGATTTCCCGGAATGTTGGTGTTATAACATAACTGTAAAAAAATGCAAGTATACTTTGTGTATTATGCCATCTAAAGACAAAGAAAAACGAAACGCCACAAATAGGGCGTCCTATCACCGAAATAAAGAGAAACGGCAAAAAAGACAAAGCGAAAAAAGAACAGTTGCTAAAGATAAATGGAAAGCATTTAAAAGTACACTATCGTGTGTACAGTGTGGACAAAACCATCCAGCTACCCTAGACTTCCACCATATTGAACGGCATCCTTCCAACCGTAAAGTTAATAAGTTATTAACTAATAAAGCTTATCTACAAGCAATGGAAGAGACAAAAAAGTGCATGGTGTTATGTAGTAATTGCCATCGAATACATCATCATAACGAACGGCAAGAAAAAAAGAAAAAGGAGGCCGAAGCCTCCTTAAATCATACTACTTCAACCCACTCATCTGACTCTTCGTCATAGTAATAAACGACGTCATCTTCATCGTAGTACCAAACATCGCCTTCTTCAGTAACTTCAGCCCAATCGCCCAAGTCTTCATCATAGTACCAATCAGTGCCGTCTTCGTCGTAGTACCAAATAGTACCGTCTTCATCGACGTCGAACTCTAAATCATATTCTTCGTCTAACTCTTCTTCAATTAATTCTAAGTCCAGCGAATCCAACAAATCGTATAGATCAAACGCCATAGTAACAGTTACAATCATGATAATCTCCATAGTCAAATTAGCAACCTCGCCCGGCTGCAAAAACTATCCTACACCATGATTATGACAAATCAAAAACGCCCAAAAACGGCTAAATTTGGGCTATTAATGAATCACATGCGCTCTAATGACTCATAAGCGAGCAATTGGCGTTTTAATTTTCGTATCTCTTCGTCGCGTTCGTTTAGTTTTCTTTGCAGACTTTCACTCAAACTGTATGTTTCTGCAATTTTTTCAACGCGCGCTTTATGGTCGTCAAACATCATTTTGTATAAACGCTCTGACGATTCGATTTGTTTTTGCATAAAACCGTTCATAAGTACCTACCTTTGCATAAAAACGATATTGTTTAATTTATTAAACAAAAAAAGGGGGCCAAAGCCCCCTTTTCTTTAAGCACCAGCCGAACCGTACATGCCCAGTGGATCAGACCAACCGAACGAATAACGCTCACGAGCCTTGTAACGTACGTTACCGGTATCGAAGTCGCCGTCCATCGAGTTAGCCAAAGGCGAACGAACAAAGTGCTTCATGCCGTTTGGAACGTCAGTGGTCAGGAACCATGCGTTTGTGTCGGTCAAGAAGTGATTGATCGTATAGCCTTCTGGGATTGAACCGTTGTTCTTCAATGCGTTGATGTCGTTATCGTTAGTGCCGACGCGGAGTTCGGTTTCCAACAAGCGAGTAGCAACGAATTGAAGTGGAGGTGGAACAATCAGTTTCTTAGGTTTAGCAGCGATCAACAGACCACGTTCATCCGTCCAAGCAGCGATCTGAATCACAGCGTTTTCCAACGAAGTTTCATTCAAATCAGCAGCAGTTGTAGGGATGTTGCTGTTGTAGCCACCAGAAGTCAAAGGATGCGAAGCCGAGAACAGAGCCACACCATCGCCGCCAGTATAGGACGAAGAGAAGCCGTTGTTCAGGACGTTAGCCGCCTTAACTTGTTTAGTGTACGACATAGCACGAGCCAAAGCTTTGGTGTAACGAGCAGACAAGCTGTCGTACAAGTTGTCTTCGATGGCCTCTTCGGTCAGCGAGAAACCCAAAGCAATAGTTTCGTGGTTGTATCGTGCTGTCCAAGCTTCTTGTGCGTTGTCGTAACGAATTGCACTACCTTCGTTCTTAACAGGCGCAGCGCTGAAACCTGAAAGTTTAGTTTCTTCTTCAAAAGAACGC